GGATGATTAACTACTGCGTTCTCGCAGCTCAGTTAGCCACATGTGCAACTTTAATTCACGCTCTTTCGTACCCTAGGGAAGTACTGAAACTCCCTAAAGTAGGCGAAGGCCCCACCTACAATTGTAGTCACGCTGGATACGTGATTCCTCAAGTAGGAAAGGTCGCATGATGACGGTAATTTTACACACGTTTGAGAACTGGCTTTGGGTCGCATGATCTCACAGAGTTGGTCGATACGAGAAGTACCACTCTTGAACTCTATGACATCCCTAGGGATGTCCTCTGTCAATAGATCACGCTGCTCAAGCTGGAAAGCCTCGGCGAGTACTGATAATATAAAATCACTCTCTTTTTTCTTTTTCTTTGTTAGTCGTCTCCAAGAAATATTGGTACTGACGACTCTGATTTTTTTGTTGAGGGTGAATGGGAGTAAGCCGAGCTTCTTACGCTCTTTGTTCTCTTCCTTGAGATGTTGTTCTAAGCGTGACCTGTTAAGGAAAGTTGTTACTACGTTATCCCTAATCTCGGAAACCTTGCGGTCCAAGATTTCTCTCTCCTCGTTAGGAAAGAGGTCATACCCGGCAGGCCGGGGAACGACAGGAAAGTAGTTTGACGCATCGAACTTCTTATCAAGGGGCTTGAAGCGGAGGGCTTTGTTTATCTTCTTATTCTTTCTACATATCACCTGGTAGGGATACGGAAGTTTCCAAAGGAACTTGTCCTCTTGCTTCTTTAATATTCCAAGGTTAGACCTGACGCATTTGACGAAACCACTAGTGGTAGTCGTAGCATCATAAGCTAAACCGAGGACATCCTCTACATCAGCCTTCATGTAAAGGGCTTTGGCGTTTGTTTTCTTCACGTGAACACTATTATCGAATAATGTCGAATTAACCTCTGCGAGAGATTCAGACCTCAGGCACTTGTCCATGTTAGTCTCCATCCCAACTTGTCCGCCATTGTATACAATACGACTAGCAAGGTCGCTTTTGTTACTAGGCTCTTTCAACAGTAAGTCATCGCCATTAATTAGACAACGGTGTTGCGTCCACTCATTAAAAGAAATTTCCTTCCTCTCAAGCAAGTCGGTAAGCGACATGTCGACGATAGTCTTGTTCGTGAGGCAAAGTAAAGGGAAGCTCATGAAACATCCCATGGGTTGCCCCCGGAAAAAGTCCCTGGTAGGACCAAAATCCGGGTCACCCTCCTCTGGCTCGAACCTAGCGTCGCGATTCTTAAGGATCAAGTTACCAAGGACCCTTAAACATCTCTTCTCATCATCACTCATCTCGTCGGCCTGCTCAATCAGGATCTCAATCCCGGCTTGTACGTACTCTTTCTTTATGTTGTCAGTAGCCCCGATGTAATCGAAACTAAGAAATTTCCCTTCGCCGTTGAGTTCCGCCACACGATCGGAAGTGGGATCGCCCTTCAAAAGCCAAAGGCGACGTGAAAGCCGAGCGTACAAAGATTGATGGAGCTGGGAGAGGACTTGATTGTTGTAGGAAGAGTAGCAGGTTACTACTCTTGGTTTGCCGCTAGAAAAGACTAACGCAGGACTACAAGTCTCAGAAAATTCCTCCCGATTCCAGTTACCACCTAATGTCCTCGGATTATGACACGTCGCAGAACCGTTAGGGATATAAGAGTGCTTGTCTCTGTTCCACCCGGGTGGAACATTGGACCGAAAAGCTCTCTTATATCTCTCTAAATGATCGGTATCTACTTCGACGGGCTCAGCCATCCTATACTTCCATCTCCCGATTATCTTATAGAACCCTGGTTCGCAGGCTCCGCAACAATCCACCTCCACCTTCTGAGATGTTTTAAGGGAAAGTTCCTGAATCACATCGAGGTCAGGAGGGAAACAGGAGCGTACAGCAGAGCGAACTCCACCACACACTACGTCACCAACCTTTCTTTTGTCACCAGCGACCCCGAGTTCGGAACTGAAGTATTCAACCAACTTCATCACCTGAGCTTTCAATTTTTTTATATTTTTGCATGGACGTATTTCCTCCACACTGGTGAGCTCTTCTTCGGCCGCTAAGGGACCAAACTTGTTGTCAGAACGGTTTGGAAGAACACGATCATTGGCGACAACAGAACCGTCGTCATTTTCAAAGTCCGTACCCTCAGCTCCTTCAGAGCCTCCACTTTCTCTAAAAGCTCGCCAACGCGCAACTTCTGTCACCGATAGTGGCGTCTCACCCTCCTCAAGACCGAGATCCTGAAAAGGATGAAGCCTGCTAGCGTCCGCAGCCCCCGTCCCTAACGCAGATAAAGGCCGGGATATACCTTTCTTTTTAATTACTCTGCTGGCAATACGCCGTTTCTGTTTTAAGCCGATAGCGTAGCGGCTAAGGGGAGTGTTAGATTTAGTCACTGTGAATTTATGACAAGTACAGCCATCGCTCTGTGCGACAACTACTCCGTCAACTATTACGCAGTATGGACACTCTCCCGATGATGCGGCACTTTGTACCCCAGAGGTCTTATCCGCCCCCGACCCGAAGGCCTCGGCCGAAGCCTGCTCATTTAAATGGCTGAGCAATACCAAGGGTCGCCATTTACCATCATCTTGCCATTCTCTTTCTTTCCTTTGTATTTCGCGGTTATCTAATTTTGTGGCCATGGTGTTAGATTTGAAGAAAGAGGTTGGAGGGTTACAGAACCTGTCCCCTGCCAGACAGGAGTTATTAGCCCTTGCGGACTAACCCGACGCCTCTACGACGCCAGTTCACATGCCGAGGAGCAACACCCCAAAAGGGGGCCTCTTGCCCGTACGTGGGCCAACCGGCAATCAATTCGTATTTTATAGACTACCGCCTTAGCTGACTGTCTAGCTTTTGTTTTCTTCCATCATAATCGTAATTCAGGAAGCCGACCTTGTCGGACGAGTACGGGTCTTGCCCACTCTCGGAGGGATTACTGCTACCCCTAGGGGCAGTCTTACTGGCATTCCAACCCGAGTCCTAGGACTCTACCAATTTTACAGATTTGGTAAACTGTAGGAGCTTTCTTAACGGCGTGAGCTCCGAAATCCCGTTCCCCACCGCCGATATAATCCAGTCGAGACCAGACTATAAACGGACGGATACCCTCCGAAGGACCTAGGTCCCCCAGGGTAGCTAGCGCGAGGC